GCTGATAATGAACTAATGTCTATCAAGGCATTTGAACAAACCCAACCGGGCTTCACCACTTTATTTTGTGAAAAGCGGGTAGTTTCAACTATTCGGGATGTATTTGCTGGTGTTAGATTGGTAGGCTAATATGCCATTAGATAGTTTAACTAATGGTCCTTTTTTAGGAACTACTAGAAACCCATTTAGCTATGAAAAAATAGAGCAAATCAGCCGGGATATTCAAACTGGCTGGCTTTCTCTCGACCAAATCACCCAACAGTTAAATCTGTTTGATGACCAAAGCCAAGATGACTATCTAGCAGGACTTGAATTAGCGACCCGCATGGCGATTGAGGACTATCTTGGTATGTCCATATTCCCAATCACTTATCGGGTCTATTATGGGGTTTATAATGGCATGACAGGCACTCAAATGAGCCTAGACTTGCCAGAAGTAAGCCAAAACAGTCAAAATGGCGCTGGAGTAGTAATTAAAGAGGTAGCCTACTATTCTGGAGCTACCCCGCCTATATATACAATTCTTCCAGCATCTAGCTACTACTATGATCCAACTGGTAACAAGGTAATTGTTAGTGGCATCCCAGATTCAGCCAGTCAGATCATGAGCAATCCAATTGTTTGCACTTATCAAACTAATGCAAGCCCATTGGCTCAATATCCTGTAATTCAGCAAGCTGGTTTGTTGCTTTTGACCCATTTATACAATAACCGCAGTAATACTTTCAATGGCAAATTGGATGAGATTCCATTTGGAGTAGCCCAATTGCTAAGACCCTATAAGCCTTTGGTGATGTAATGGCAATTGCTCGGTATGAAAATATTACTGTAAACAATGTAACCAATTCTGTTGATGAAATTGGGCAATACACTACTGCTATAACTCCTTGGTTTCAGACTAGGGCTAGAGTGCAAGATGTCCACAATAATCTACAAATAAACAAAGAAACCCGCATTTATACCGATTTAGTGAAACTTGTCTTGAATTACACCCCTAATACAAGGCACATGGTGGACAATCAACCGCTTTATTCTATTACTTGGCGCAATCATGATTGGCGAATTACTGATTGTTTTGAATCGAATGATCGCATGAATGTTACATTCCTGTGCTACAGAAATGACCCAACAGCCCCAGTATGAGCCAGAATAATGTCTATGATTATGCCAAGGCTATCCAGTATCAACTGGCTAGTATTGTTAGCCCTGTGCCTGTTTATGCCAACTTTAACCGCAACTTTGCTTCTGAGCCTAAGTTTGTTACTTGGCAATTAAGGAATGTGCATCAGCCTGTTTATACAGGTGTAAACCAAAATAATAAAGGCATTGACCGCCCAGTATTTCAAATGAGCATATATTCTCAGAATATGCAAGATGCTTTTAATATTGCCAATTCTATAATACAATCATTACATGGATATAATGGGCAATTTGGTGGTATGTCTGGTTTTTATATTTCAAAAGCTGATGTAATTATGCTTTACAATACATATGATAATACTGTAGGTTTGCAACAGATAACAATGGATTGCACCTTAGATATTCCGACATAAGATAGCATCTATTAATTATTTTTTAAAGGAATTAAAATGGCTCTCCCAAATAAAGTGTTACCCGGATTTTCGGCATCGCTATGGTGTCAAACTGGTGCAAGCCCAACAGCTTTAACTCTTGCCCAATTGTCCACTTGGACTGGCGAAGTAGGTGATATTGTCGGCACAGCCGCTAATGGCACAGGCACTTCTGGCGAACAGTTAAATGTTGAAGCTATCCCTGCTTTTGGTCAAGATGATGCATCTGCATCTTTCATGGTTGCTGGTAGCCGCCAATCCGATCAAATCCCTACACAAGCAAAACCAACCTCAATGACTATTGTTGCTCCTTGGAATCCAAGTGATGAAGGACTGTTATTGATGAGAGCAGATGCTTATAGCGGTGTTATTGACCGCACTTTTGTGGTTGCCGCTGTAGAAGGTGCAAATACTGTTGCTTATGCATTTACTGGTCGTGTAGGTGAATTTAAGGTTGATGCCGCCCCCGGCAAAGAAGCAACTGCAACCTTTACAGTTCATCCTCGTGGCAATCAGTATGGCTGGTCTAACAATACCTAATGGTTACTGTTAAATTTGCCAATGGCAAAATCTATGAAGCAGGGCATATTGATGAAGCTATCAAGTTATGCCTTGCTGATGGACATGATCCATTCAAGCCTGTTGTAATCGCACAACAGATTAAACAAAAAAAGATTAAAAAAATAGAAGAATATGAATATAGAGAACAGTTCTGATCTTTTAAGTTATTTATTAAGTCAAGCCAATTCTGGTGTAAAAAATTGGTTTGGTTTTGCCCAACAGCGAATAACAGGAATTTATTTGGCGCATGAAATGGCTAAATATCATGCCGATAAATTTACCCCTGATGAAATAACTGATTATGTAATTAAGTTAAATAATTCCATATACCAAAAGTTAATCAAGGGTGATGGTAATGGCTGAATCCTCAGTTAAATTCAAGTTTGTAGGCGGTGAAGAATTTTTAGAACTCCTTAATGAGATTAAGGATGACTATGGCGAAAAAGATGCCAAAAAGATTCTTACCAGCGCAGTTAAAGATGCAATGTCCCCAGTATTGATGATGGCTAAAGCATTAGCCCCAAAAGATACTGGCGCACTAGAAGCATCCCTAAGAGTAGAAGCCCGGCGACCAACCTTTAAAGACAAGCGGTCTAGGTATATCCAGAACACCGATACAATTATTGGCACAGTTACTACTGCTCCCGGCAATGTCCTAAAAAACAGATCATTTCAAAATCTTCATGCTCCCGCTGGACAGCGGATTAAGCAAATAGGCATCCCAAGCGATGCTAGAGCCAATGTGCAAGAATTTGGAAGTTATAAAATGGCGGCACACCCATTTATGCGCCCTGCATTAGAATCAAGAAGTATGCTGGCTGTTAATATCTTGGGTGATGCATTAGGTAAAAGATTAGAGAAATACAAAGCAAAACAGTATAGAAAAGGGAATATATGAATCAATTTGCAAATGCTTTAGGTAAATCATTTAACAAAGATTCTTTAAGAATCAGATCATTTGAATTGGGCGGGCATACTTTTAAAGTAAAAGTGCCATTAACCGCTGAATATGAATCTATGCTTGAAGCAATTAAAATTGTTAATGATGAAAAAGTTAATAAATATTATGATGAATTATCTAAAGAATTTATTAATAATAAACCTGAATTTGAAAAGCAAGAAGATATAGTATTTACAGATAATGACATATTATTAAAAGGCACTTCATTAAGAGAAACTGCCAAAAATAAAGCCATTTTAGAAAATCGGATTTTGGAATTAATTAAATTAATTGTGCCAGAAGAAGAAGGTTTTGATATGTCCACTATTACTTATGACATGGTGGAAGAACTATTCCCATTTTCTATTCAAATTCAATTAATTGAAGAAATTAGCCTAGTTATTTCCCCATCCTATAAAGCAATCAAGGGAAAGTCTTAGGATCAGTCCGGCGGCAAGTTAAAGCATATTTAATTGCTCATGGTGCTGATCCATCAGAAATTAGCGAAGAAACTTTTAATGACATCTGTTTAATGTATTCAGATGGATTAATTGGGAATAATAGGATTATAGAAACCCTAGGCAATTTGACAGCAGGGGTTTATAATTATATGCGAAGTGCTAATGCACCCCCATATAAGCTACAAGACATTATTCCTACAGTTTATGATTATTTATATCCCCCATTGTCGGAGCAAGAAAAGAAAGATGCGGCAAGTAAACAATTAATAGCCTTTGCAATGATGCATCCGGGCGCACCAAAAGAGTTAGTAGAAAGATATAAATGAGTAATAATATCGCTAGATTGGGTGTAGTAATGGGGTTGGATACCGCTGAGTTCACTACTGGACTTAAATCGGTTGAGAAGCAATTAGACAATTTTAAAGATAAATTACTAGAATTTGCCAGCATTGCCGCTTTTGCAGAAATGACAAAAAGGGCAATGGAGTATGCAGATACCATTACCACTACAGCCAAAGCTAATGATGTAACTACTGCTTCTGTATTAGAACTTTCCAAAGCCTTAGAAGAAAATGGCGGTAATGCCGAAGAAACTGGGCGCATTTATACTGGTTTTAATATGAAGGTAGAAACTGCCGCTTTAGGTAGTGCCAAAGCCCAAGAATCTTTTGCCCGGCTTGGAGTGTCATTAAATGACATTAAAACTCTTTCATCTCAAGATTTGTTTGAAAAAACCATTACTGGATTGGCAAAGATTGAAGATTCAGTAACCAGAAATGGCTTGGCTTTCCAAACCCTTGGTAAAGGTATCAGGGGTGTAGATATTGTAGGCTTGGCACAAACCCTAGAAGAAGCCAAAGGGTCAATGGACAAATATGCTTATGCTGTAAATCAAGCCCATGCCCTGCATTTGGAATTAGAAGCATC